GACTCCTTATGAGTATTTAGTTTGATTTCCTGCATCACGAATCAGGCACCAACCTCGCTGAAGTTCACGCCAGTGCGAGTGGCAATGAAATTCAACTGAATGAAATTGATGCTACGGTTTGGTTTGACATAGATATCGGCAACAAATCTATTGCTGTCGATCACTTCTCCCGTATTGTTCTTCTCATCGCATACAACCTTGTAGTCGATGATTCCACGCCGAGCCTGTACATCTCGTAAGAATGGCTCAACGAGTGAACGGAACTGTGCACGAGTAAATGCATCGTTGAACTCGAACAGGCTGTACTTAGAAGCCGTTGAGATTGCCTTCTCAAGCACGATGAACAGACGGCGCACATTGATGCGATCAAATGCCGAGGGCTTTGCCTGAGCAGTCTTATCGCCATACAGGATGGTTCCCTCACCCGAGAAGGTTGCAACGGGATTGATACTGTTCTTATACAGTGTATCTCTTTGAGCCTGTCTTGGTTGGAAAGCCAACTTGATTACGCCACGAATCTGACCACGATTGAATCCTGCGGGGCTATACCACGGATCGAAATTCACATCACTACGGGCACACAGTCCTGCAATGTCACCATTGAGAGGAACAAAACGGTTCTTATCGTTATAAATGTCGTACATATACTTGTAACCACTGTCAATCACGGTATATGACGAAGAACCGATGTTGTTGCGATACTGAACAGCACGATCCAACTTTGTCTGATCCGTTTCATTTGGATCCTTATTGGGAACAGAAAGGAAGGCAACGCAATCCTTACGGGTATCAACAAGATCTTTAAGCAATGGGCCAACAAGATCTGTAACAACCGCATCAGCAGCACCTGGAGTGAAGGTTTTTTCTGGCCCACCGATGAGAAGATTAACATCAACAGTTTCTGCATCGGAGAAGAGAGCATATCCTTCTGGATCTGCATCATTGTCTTGACCAAATGCAATCTTCTTATAATCTACCAAGCCCGCAGCAGTTCCATTAGATCCACCTCGGAGATTCCAAATACCAACACCGAAAGAGGTATTTACTCCTGTGTAACCCGATCCTGAATTAAGTGATGAGGAGGCATACCAATTCTGTCCTGTGATAGCGGCAGTTCCCCATGATCCTGTTCCACCAAGCAGCAACTGATTGTATGATGTCGATGAAGTCTTCGGAATTGCTGCAATATATCTAGAAGTACGATTGATCTTATCGACATAGTAGTTGCTTGTTCCGTCTCCTGCGAGTACACCAGGTAGGAAGGAAACTGCTTGGAACTTTTCTACGATAGTTCCCTTGGTGCCCGACAAAAGACCATTGCGATCAATGACAGCAATATGGAATTCATCATTTGATCCACCAAGATTCTCAATATAAGTTGAAGTGGATGGAATTGCATCGAACTGAGTTCCATAAGTCCAATTACTAAATCTATGACCATATCCCGTGACACCTGCTACACCTGTTATTCCAACTGCTAAACTACCGCAGATTTGAACTTCAAGTGAATTGCCTAGGGCACCAGGATATCGGGCAACAAATGCGCCAAGATCCGTGATTAAAACATCACCCGCATCGAATCTGTCATCATTTTCAAGACGAGCATAGTCCGATGAAAATGCACCATCATGTGATGCACCCGTTACTCCGAAACCATTGGCATTGGACATTCCCTCGACTTTAGCACGAACAACCTGAAGATTGTTGCCATAGCCAAGGAAGTTGGCGGCAGGGAACCACCACTCTGCAACCGTATCATCGGGAGTTCCGAAGAGTTGGACGAGGTTATTTTCCGAATCGACAAGGATTCGCTTGTTGCATGGGCCCCAATTAAAGAGTCCTACAATACCTGCATTAGTCGTGGCAACAGCGGGAACAATCGTTGTCAGATCTTTCTCTGTTACATTTACGCCTGGGGAAAGTTGGAATGCCATCTCAGTCTCCTTAGTTAATTTATTAGACGGGGGTATTTATTCGTTTGTTTATTTCACCCAAATTACATAATCTCTTCTGCATCAGAAAGCCAAGATCTATCTCGTCTCTTTTGTTTAGGTGTTGAGTCAGGTTCACTCGAAAGCATTCTAACTGCTTCGTCCATTTCATCATCCATGTCCGACAAAAAGCCAAAAGGAGTCAGATCTTCTTCTAGTTTTTTAAGTTTTTCCTCAAACAATCGCTTACGGACATCCAAATTGACCAATTCTTTAAAGTAGTCCTGCGTGGTGAGCCATCCAAACATGACCAAGCATGCCATCATGTCATCGTTATAGCCCTCAGAAGCCTCATAGGAGCCACCTTTCGCAACATAGGTGCTTAGTTCGGCAATAAGATCAAAGTCGTTCAGTATAAGTTTATCGCCCTCGATCATCTCCTTGACAATCGAGCATCCTGTTCTTTTTACCTGACTGCTCATCTTAATTCCCGACTGAATTCGACCTCCACCAAAGCCCTCACCGACTTTTTGTCCCTTTTTGCCCTTGTTCGAAATGTTAATAATATTTTCATAGTCCAATTCATCCTTAAGAATATCTGCAACCTGCTGTCCCGTATCGTTGATTTCGATCATGACATAGGCTTCATTATATTTTTCTGCAACTTTCTTGATCAGATTGGGATATATTGGAATTGGGATTGTATTATTTCGATAGGTTGCAACAACCCTATATGGCATAGAAGTCACATCAAGAACAACCATTGCATTGTAGTCTTGTCCGATTGAACGGCTAGAATCGACAGTTGCTGCATATATGTGTCCCCTTATGGGATGTTCATATACTGAAAGACCATCATCTGACTCTAGCAAGGGAGTCTGAAATGGGATCCCGACAATCTTGGATGCCTTGATAAGTGTTTCTTGCGATCCTAAAAATTCACACTCATATTCCGACATCCATTGCCGCTCGGAAGTATTTCGGATAGTGGATTCTTTGAACTTATCATCGCGACCAGGTACTTGCCACCAATATGCTGCAATAGGGACAAACTCCGATTTCTTATCCTGTGCATTTTTCCACATCTTGTAGAACAGATTCAAACCATTTGGAGTTGATACGATCACCGTCTTCGAAGTAGTTCCCGATGAAATGGTGGGATATACAGATGAGAAAAACTCTTCTGCGATTTGATCAGGGACGAATGCAAATTCGTCTAGGAGCAAAAAGTTATACGAAGAACCACGAACAGCACTTGACGATGTCGATGAGCAAATTACCTTAGATCCATTTTCAAGAGTGACACTTGTCTTATTCCATTCGACAATACCCTGTTGCAGCCACTTCGGAAGATTCTCATATGCAATCTTCAATCGATCCATAATTTCCGTTGCTGTCTTCAACTTATTTGCAAGGATTGCTGCTTTGTAGTTGGCATTAAACAGAATCAAGTGCAGAATACATGCAATTAAAGTTGTGGTCTTTCCACTCTGTCGAGGAATCTTACAAATCGTAAATCGATTATCAAATACGGATCGTGCAATTTCCTTTTGAAAGTCATACATGTGAAGGGATACAAGTCCCTCATCAACAGTAACTACTTTAATATAGTTCTCAATGAAGTGAAGAGGATCTTCGGTGCATCGAATATATTCTGCTAATTGTTCTTTGGTGAACTCTTGCTGAACATATGATCCCTTGAGTAAAGGATTTCCTAGGTATGCATCTTCATTCATCTATAATCTCTCCACGATCAACTGCCTTGCGTTGCTCACGAATCATCTTTTGCAATTCTGCTGTGCTTCCAACATAGATTGAATTGTTCGTCACTGATGTTGTTTTGGTCTGCTCCTGCTTCTTGATCTCTTTCATTCGGCGATGCAGATCCATCAATTTGTTATTGGCTTCAAGCGATGACTGTATGAGTTGGGCTATAACTTCATATGCCCGAGGCTGTTGACTTTCCTGTGCAAGTTCAATGATTCCCTCAATTGCCTCTTGTGATTTTTCAATAATACACTTAAGATTGATGCGAACTTCTTTATAGTCTTTGTCTGCATCCGATACAACATACTCACCATCAACGGGTATTGTCTTAATCGGAACGATAGCAGTTTCTTCAGGGGTTACATCAATTCCCAATGTTTTTGCGATGTTCATATCAACTTCACTCATAATTTACTCTTTCATAAAGCCCATGGTGTTTGGGGATATTCTCTAATAACTACATTTGCATGTGTTGCACCTGCTCCTGTCCATCCCGCTGTGAGTGATGGTGCATATCCACCCGCAGTAATACCTGCCGCAGCAGAAACGCCAATGTCGGCGAATGGCATAATCGTATTGGTTGGTTTGCCATAATCAGCAATGTTGAAGATATTCACATTCGTATTTGTGATAATCGGTGCAGTCTTAACAGGGCCATACAGATACATCTTGGACACAAACTGTATAGTCGCAAAATTTATCTTACGAGTGCCATAGTCTCCATATGATCCATCATCCCCTTCGGCTAATGACACCGATGAAAGAATGATTGGAACATCAACATCGACATCCATACCTTCAATTGCTTTGAGGGTAAACACATATTCAGGCGTAAAATATGGCAATATCTGTTCGACAATCTGTAGGCAATCTTCCATTCCCTTGGTCATTACACCAACGGTCATGTTCATGTTGTATGGAACTCGTTCATATCTTCTCTTCAGACTTCCTCTATCTGCGGAGTTATATCCCACGGTCTGCTGAACACTATTCAACTTCCGAGAAGAGTCATACTGTAACGAAGTAATCTCAAAGGACATTCGAGGAAGATATGTCTCCAATCGAATTTGCGATTGATCAAAATCTGTTCCGATTCGATCTAGGCGGCGTAAGAACTTCTGCTGTGGGCCATATGCAATAGGAACACGAATGCGTTCCATCTCATTTCCGTTTTGATCATTACGAACAAGATGTATGTCATTGAATAGGGATGCAAATCCCACAACTACTTTTCGAACAGTACCATGATAGAAGTATTCAAGCATGACTTATGGATCTCCAAACGGATTGCTCTCGTCAAAGTTAAAAATGGTGTCTGCTTCTGTTTGAATTGCTTCATTCTTGGCTTCATCTAGGATGCCCATCGTGTCATCCTTGCTTGTAATTGGTGCATACAGATTTGCACCCGCCTTCGCTATGTAGGCGGTTGCTCCTTTGTTTGTTTCTTCGATCCAAGTACCAACAACATTGGATAGAGATATTCGGTACGGATTGCTGATGGAGTCATACGAGTAGACCAACGCCCTCGCAGACGCTCCCGCAGTTGCGCCTGTAAGTGATCCATTCTCGTATTGATATACGCTGTCGCCTTCTGCAAAAGATCCTGATCCATAAATCCCCCCGAGGTTAAGATTGACTTTGAATCCAGTTTCGTCATTGATTGCATCGATTTCAGGAATACCCGTATCGAAGGTTTCTTCAGAAAACTGGAAGAGTTCGCATGTTATTTGATATGAATATAGTTTTCCCAATTGATAAAACGGATTCTCATGCTCTACAAACTTAACCTCAAACAATCCCTTGCTCAGTGGGAAATATAACAAATCTCCTTCGAGTGGTCGCCCAATTCCTGTTTCTCTTTTGAATCGCTTCTTGGATACAGTGAATTTGACACTATCGCGAATTTCAAACCCAAATTTTGTAAATGTATCCCCACCCTCAAATGCGGTGGTGGTATCCATATACATCTCAATCATCTTAAAACTTGTAAATCGGGAATACTTTGATTCCCCAAACAAATCGTCTCTCTTGACTAGATCTCTAGGAATATAATAGATCTCATTTCCATAAATCTTAATGGCTTCTACCGTGAGATCCTCCATGAGGTTCTCTTCTGGAAGATATGTCTTTGTATTGACTCTGATGTATGGATTGAGTGCCATTGTATTTCCTTATCCCATGATGAAGTCAACAGGAAGTTCGCCCTTTAGGATGATTTCCTTTTCGATTTCTTCTTTTTGTTGCCATGAGTCTTTCATCATAGACTGCCCATCAAGCGTAATATCACCTGGTAGTTTGATCCCGTTGTACTTGGACAGATTTACTCCCCACTGCCATCGAACAAGAGCAACAATATACTTCTTCAGCAGCCGATCATTGTAAACTTCGGGATATACCCGAGGATCAAGAATTCGATATGCCTCGATGATGAGGTACATTCCAGCAGTCAATTGGCGTTTATCGGAATCAAGATACATTCGGTTTGCAACCCGATTGAATCGAATACTCTTATCGGGTGAAAGATATTGCTTGAGCAATTGGAGGTATTGCTGAGTCATGTCATATTGGACAAGATCAATTGTTCCGAAGGTATACAGATCGTTCAATGCATATTGATACCGAACATCGAACATT